TCGTAAAAATAAAATTGTAGATAATATTCACATACCACCATTCCCAGATGATACTGGATTGTCATTTGGAGCAGCGTGTGTTGGTGCTTTTAAAAATAAAGATGTTGTCAAGTTACCACATAATATTTCTTTACTTGGTAAAACTTACGATGAAGAAGAAGTTAAGAGGGCAGTTGAAGGAACTTCATATAAAAAGTATGATGACTTTGATGAACTATGTAAGGTGACTGCTGACCTTCTTGCTGACAATAAGATCATAGGATGGTTTCAAAATCGTTCTGAGTTTGGTCCAAGAGCACTTGGTTCAAGATCAATACTTATGAATCCAAAACCAAAGAAGAACAAAGATATTATCAACAAACGTATCAAACACCGTGAGGAGTGGAGACCTTTTGCTGGTATTATGCTCGAAGAGTATCAACAAGATTACTTTAAAGAAGACTATCCAAACGAGTACATGTTATACTCATTAGTTGTTAGACCACATCAAAGAGTAAATATTGGAGCAATCACTCATCAGGATGGAACTTGTCGAATTCAAACTGTGAATGATAAGTTACACCCAGAGGTAACTACTTTGTTGCAAAAGTATAATGACAAAACTGGTTGTCCAATATTACTTAATACATCGTTCAATGATAATGGTCAACCAATCATTGAAACACCTCAAGATGCAGTTGATACATTCAACAATTTAGATCTAGATTACCTGATAATTAATAATTTCTTAATTAGTAAAAACAAATAAATAAAATTTTAAGAGGCACATGAATTTTGCAGTCTACTCAAAGGATGGATGTCCTTACTGTGATAAAATTAAACAAGTTTTAGACTTGACAAAGACTAGTTACGTGGTCTATAATTTGGGAGAACAGTTTGATAGAGAATCTTTTTATGATGAATTTGGTGAGGGTGCAACTTTTCCCCAAGTATCTGTCGATGGTAAAAAACTAGGGGGATGTATAGATACAATTAAATATCTTAAAGAAAATCAAATCATTAAAGTATGATATAAATAATGAAAATGAGGTAACGAAATGACGACTGAAACAATACTCACTTTGGCTTTACCTATATCATTTTTGTTATTTGTAATCGGGTTATTATTTGGTTGGATCGCTAGAGATTATATGCTAAACTATAGAGAGATACCAAGACCACATCCTGAGATGTTTGATATAAACGGGAACTTAGTTCCAGATGAAATAGTCGCATTTAGATTTGAAAATTATGACGAAGACCACAACGACGAAGAAGACTAAACCTGCTACAGTAAAGGCAAAATCTCCTCAAAAGAAAACAACTCCAAGACCAATACCAAAGTTACATCCTCGACCTCTTGCTTTTGAAGTGCTCGATTTAGTATCTAAACAAAGAACTAAATCAAAAAAAATTGAAGTTTTAAGAACTTATGAAGATGTTTCATTAAAAATTATTTTTATATGGAATTTTGATGAGAGTGTGCAAAGTGTCCTTCCACCAGGTGAAGTTCCTTATACTGGATATGATGATCAAAATGTATATAGTGGAACTTTATCTACAAAAATAACTGAGGAAGTTCGTAAAATGCATGACACTGGTTCTTTCTCATTAGGGTCAAGTGATAAGCAAGGACATACAACTATCCGTAGAGAAGCAAAGAATTTTTATCATTTTGTAAAGGGTGGAAATGACCGTATGAATGCTATTCGTCGTGAGACTATGTTCATTAACATACTTGAAGGTCTTCATCCATTGGAAGCAGAAATAGTTACTTTGTGTAAGGATAAAAGACTTGGTGAAGTTTATAAGATAACAAAAGAAATAGTAGCAGAAGCATACCCAGACATACAGTGGGGTAATAGATAATGTCTAAGGGAGCATTAAAGAAACCATCAACCATCTGGTCAACGAGTGAGAGGGAAGGAAGTAAAGATAAGTATGGATGTGAAATTGTAATCGAAAATGGTTCGTTAAATGAAGTTCATACTACAAATGCTCCTACCGATTCGTATATTGCACACTATATTCATGGTGACAAAGATCATTATGACCTTGTAAGAGGTACGAGAGTTAAAATATTTGACATGTACTATGATAAGTTCAAGGGTGACTTGAAGTCAATTGAATATGGTTCGGGTAATGTTAAACCAAACCTATGGGGTTATAAATCACCGACCAAAAACAAAAAGCGAAAGTAGTTTCAAAAATATCGCAAAAAAATTTCCCCAAAATTTTTTCGCGTGTAGGGTTTTTGTAACAGATATTACAGTTTTACTTGCATATATAGTATGAATGTGTTAGTATTAACACAACGTTCATCCCGCAAGGGACGCAAGTAAGCCGACACGGAACGGGTTCGTTCATCTCTTATTAGTATTCAAAGGATAAAACTCTAGTTAGTTTTCACTTTCTAATACTTGGAGACGCAAATGCCGACTGAAGGAACGGATGTAAAAAGTCCAATTACTTTAGGAGAAAACCGATGACTAAGGTTACTTATCGTGGCGTTGAGTACAACGCTGAAGAGTACAACGCAAAAGTGCTTGCAGAAGCAGCACAGCGTGACAGACACGATTTAATGTATCGTGGAATTAAAGTTAAAAGCAAGGCATCACCTTGCAGTTAATATCAAGGGGGTTGCTAACCCCCTTTTTTTATGGTATAATTATATGAGAGTATGTTTGCTATGGACAGAGACAAATTAAAACTTCTAATTCGTCAATTAGAATTTACACTAGATGCGATAAAAGCAGAAGTTTACTCTGATACTGATGCATATAAAAATTCACACGCATTTGAACAAACAAACGATTACGACGAACTTTTCGATGATGATGATGGTTACCCAGACTAGTAGAGCAAGGAAAATGCTTAATCTGCTTAAAAGATTAGTTAAACAAGAACATCTATATACTGAAGATAAATTGCTAGAGGTAAAATCTCAAATAAAAATATTAGAGGAAGAGATAAAAGCAATAGATGCAAAAAATTACAAAGGATTTGGTAAATGAACGTAAAACTTATTAGTATTACTCCTGATGCAGAGAAAACAATGGCATATATTGCTAGAGTTTCAAATCCATCAAATCAAGATAATGAAAAATATACAGGATTGTTGAAATATTGTATAAAACACAATCATTGGAGTGTTTTTGAACAATCCACAATGACACTAGAAATAGAAACCACTCGTGCAATAGCAGCACAGATTTTAAGACATCGTTCATTTACTTTTCAGGAATTTTCTCAAAGATATGCTGATAGTACCATGTTGGGAAAAATTCCGATTCCAGATTATAGAAGACAAGATACTAAAAATCGTCAAAATTCAACAGATGATTTAGATCCTTTTGTAAAACAAACAATTGAAATGGAAACTACAAGATTATTTGAATCTGCTGTTAAATTATATGAATCAATGCTTGAACAAGGTGTTGCAAAAGAATGTGCTAGAATGGTATTACCACTTTGCACTCCAACTAGAATTTATATGACAGGATCATGTCGTTCTTGGATACATTACATTAATTTAAGATCAGCACATGGAACTCAGAAAGAACATATGCAAATTGCAGAGGCATGTCGAAATGTGTTTACCGAACAATTTCCTTCGGTTTCAGAGGCTTTAGAATGGGTCTAAATAACTTTACAATACTTTATAATTATGGCTACATATCCTGTTGTTAATATGTCTACTGGTGAGACAAAAGAAGTTTCAATGAGTGTACATGATTGGGACAAATGGAAAGAAGACAACCCAGATTGGACTCGTGACTATTCAGATCCAGATTCAGCACCTGCTGTTGGAGAAGTTGGTGAGTGGAGAGATAAACTAAGAAAGAAAGCACCTGGTTGGAATGAAGTTCTCAAAAAGACTCAGAGGAACAACAGAGGTAATTATGTCAGAAATTTAGATTAAATGGCAAGAAAAAAAAGAGGAAGTTCTGTGGATCAACCCATAGGTGTTGGATTGACAGCAAAACAGATGAAAAGAAAAAAACCCGTGAATTTGGATTATCTGGTCGGTATTGAACCAATTACAGATAATCAGAAAAGACTGTTTGAATCATATAGCTCTGGGAAACATATTGTTGCTTATGGTGCTGCGGGAACAGGAAAGACATTTATTACACTGTACAATGCGTTAAGAGATGTATTAGATGAGACTACACCGTACGAAAAAATTTATATTGTTCGATCATTAGTGGCAACTCGTGAGATTGGATTTTTACCTGGTGACCACGAAGACAAATCTTCATATTATCAAATACCATATAAACATATGGTAAAGTATATGTTCCAAATGCCATCTGATGCCGATTTTGAGATGCTTTATGGTAATCTTAGATCGCAAGAAACTGTAAAATTTTGGAGTACCTCATTTTTGAGGGGAACAACACTTGATAATGCAATTGTTATCGTTGATGAATTTCAAAACTTGAATTTTCATGAATTAGATAGTATAATAACAAGAGTCGGTGAAGATACTAAAATTGTGTTCTGTGGTGACGGTTCACAAACAGACTTGACAAAAACGAATGAGAGAAATGGTATTGTGGATTTTATGAAAATTATCCGTGCGATGCCTTCTTTTGATATTATTGAATTTGGAATTGATGACATCGTTCGATCTGGTCTTGTAAAGGAATATCTTATTGCTAAAATTGAATCAGGTATGTAATGTCTTGTAAGACAGTATATTATACTCCTTTTAATACTAAGTTTTACTCTGATAGGTCTTTTAACCCCATAATCAGACAGACTGAATTAATAGACAAAACTTACGCATACACAAAATGTCCTGTATTTAATCATCAGAGTAATAGAACTTTTATAGTATTATCACCTATTGATTTTTCCTTTAGTATCAAAAGAACAAAGTATATAATCAATTCGACAAATACTAAATTATGTGCTAATATTCATGTTGATAATGAAGATTATAAAAATCTTCTTCATTGTCCTCCTGATCATCTTGAATCACCACTTCCTGTTTTTCAATTAAAAGTGCCAAAATTTTTATTATGGACTTATGAAGATGATGTGTGGTTTAATTTTTTAGATCATCCGATGACTTCTTATAGTAATAATCTTATTGCTGTTGGTGGTTGGTTTAATTTATCAAATTGGACAAGAACGTCAAGTTTTGCATTTACCATGGTAGATGAATCTAAACCAGTTATTATAAAAAAAGGAGATCCTATTTGTAGATTATCCTTCATTCATCCAAATTTGGATGATGGAATTATATTAAAAGAAGAAAAAGACCCTAAAAAAATTGCAAAAATAAATCAATCCTATGAAGAAGGGAGACTTCGTATTACAAATGAAAATCCATTATGGAAACGTAGTTTATTTTCTAAAACAAATTCAAAAAACAAATGTCCTGTTGGATTCTTATTTAAATGACTTTTAATCATGTTGATATAGAACTACCTAAACTCTCGCGAGAGACGATAGATGGTGTTCGCTATTATTCCGTTCCAGACGAAGACGAGTTACTTAAATTAGTTTCGATCACTTCTGTAACGAGCCATTTTAACAAAGAAATATTTGTTAATTGGAGAAAAAGAGTTGGGAATGAGGAGGCAGATCGTATTACGAAAGCTGCTACAACTCGTGGAACTGATATGCATACCTTGACGGAACATTATCTTAAAAATG